CATCGCCATATTTTTGATCCCGGCGTTGGACGGCACGAATTATGCCTACGGGGACGGCTCGGTGGATCCGCCAGCGAATCGGCTGGTGGCGACGCTGCCTCTGGATGCGTCCACATCGGCGCGCCGATTGGCTGGGCAGATGCTGTCGATCCCGCCGGGCAAGTACAAGCTGCTTTTCGAGAATAAAACCGGCCAGGCGTTGGCCAGCAGCGGTAACACGGCTGGCTATCGAAATTATAGCTTAGAGGTGCAATAGGCAATGCGAGCCATTTTGGGTAGGCGCGGCAACGTCCCCCTTCTGGACACGGCCTTTCGCCTGAATCGCCAGAGTATGCAGGCGCGTGGGTTGGTGACCTGGTGGCCGGTAGCCGCCAGCCGCGGAATCGCACAACTGCGTGATCTGGTCGGCGCCAATCATGGCACATTTGGGTCATCCACGGCGTCCCCGATCATTGTCTCCGATGGCCACCGCGGGTCGGCGATCAGTTTTGATGGCGGCGACACGCTCACCATGTCGATCACGCTGACCGCGCCATACACCATTGCCGGATGGATTTTCAGGCCGTCCTCTCAGAATGGCGTCTACGATTCGTTCGTGACCCAGGATGTCAATAATGGCCTGTGGATTCGCGGCGATTCGTCGGGCGGCGACAGCGGAAAGCTCGATTTTTATTATAGCGGAGCCGACCACCACGCCAACACCCAGATGGCGCTGAACATTTGGTACCACGTCGCGGTCAGCTGCACCACGAGTACGGCCACTTTTTATGTTAATGGCGTCGCGGATGGCACGTCCGCCTCGCCGCCCAATTTGACTTGGGCGGAACTGGGCAACGATGGCGGCTCCGATCCGCTGGTCGGGCGGATCGATGACATTCGCTTTTATAATCGAGCGCTGTCGGCCACCGAAATTTGGCAACTCTATAATCCGGCCACGCGCTGGGAACTTTACGAGCCGATTACCCCGATATGGCTAGTCGGCAAAGCGCCCGCAGCGGGTGGGATTGTCGGCGATTTGTCCGCGACGCTGGGCGCGGTAACCCTGAGCGCGGATGGCACATTGCCGATCACCGCCACGGCCACCCCGACGCTGGGTGCCGTGACCCTGAGCGCGACCGGCGCACTGCCCATCACCGCGACGGCGACGCCGACGCTGGGCGCAGTGACCTTGAGCGCGACCGGCGCATTGCCGATCACGGCGACGGCCACTCCAACACTGGAAGCCGTGACCTTGAGCGCGACCGGCGCACTGCCGATCACGGGCACGGCCACCCCGACGCTGGGCGCGGTGACTTTGAGCGCGGATGGCACGCTGCCCATCACCGCGACGGCCACTCCAACGCTCGCCGCGGTGACCTTGAGCAGCACAGGCGTTCTGCCCATTACGGCCACGGCATCCGTGACCATGGGCGCGGTGACCCTGAGTGCGGACGGCAACGGCGGTTCGGCTGGCAATTTATCTGTCACGCTGGAAGCCGTGACCCTGAGTGCGACCGGCGCATTGCCGATCACGGGCACGGCCACCCCGACGCTGGGCGCGGTGACTTTGAGCAGCACAGGCGTGCTACCCATTACGGGCACTGCAACGCCAACGCTGGCAGCCGTGACTTTGAGCGCGGATGGCAGCGGTGGCTTGGCTGGCAATTTGTCCGCGACGCTCGCCGCGGTGACCTTGAGCAGCACAGGTGTTCTACCGATCACGGCGACGGCGACGCCTACGCTGGGCGCGGTGACTTTGAGCGCGGATGGCACGCTGCCCATCACCGCGACGGCGACCCCGACGCTCGCCGCGGTGGCTTTGATCAGCACAGGTGTTCTGCCCATTACGGCCACGGCTACCCCGACCCTGGGCGCGGTGACCCTAAGTGCGGACGGCAACGGTGGCTCGGCTGGCAATTTGGTGGTCACGCTGGGCGCGGTGACCCTGAGTAGCACAGGTGTTCTGCCCATTGTCGCCACGGCGACTCCCACGCTGGACGCGGTGAACCTGAGCGCGACGGGAACATTGCCCATCACGGCGACGGCGACGCCCACTTTGCCAGCCGTGACTTTGAGCGCAAACGGCGTGCTGCCCATTGTCGCCACGGCGTCCATGACGCTCGCCGCGGTGACTTTGAGCGCGTCGGGCGCAGAATTGGTTATTCTCGCGTTGATTTATGGTTCGATCCGCGGCGTCCGCGGCTCTGGCTCGGTTCGTGGCGTTCGTTCCACAGGCGAAATAAGGAGCAATTAAAAAATGGCGATTCAACTTAGTACATCCGTGCGCAATGCAATTCTGGATGTAATCGAGTCGACGGTGGGTACATCAGCCGTGCTCAAAATTCGCACGGGTGCGGCTCCCGCTGACGTGGCGGCCGCAGACAGCGGAACCGTATTGGCGACGCTTTCCCTGCCATCCGACTGGATGTCGTCTGCGTCGAATGGCACAAAGTCAAAATCGGGCACCTGGCAGGATGCCAGCGCGGATGCGTCGGGTACGGCGGCGCATTTTCGCCTTTATGCCAGCGACGGCACGACGGCGCACATGCAGGGTACGGTGGGAACCTCAGGCACAGATATGATCGTGGATTCGACCAGCTTCACCGCTGGTCAGTCGTTCACGATCAATACTTTTACGCTCACCGCGCCGGGAGCCTAATTATGGCATTGGCTCCCTCTGTCGCCGGAGCAATTCGTCCTTCCCAGGTGATCACCTGGGCGGACGACGCGGGCGTTGCGCTCAATTTATCGGGGGCAACCATCACGGGAAAAATTCGAGCTAGTGATGGGACATCCCGCAACATTGCGGGCACTTTGTCGATCACCAACGCAGCTTCCGGCATTTTTACTTGGGATTATGCCGCCGGTGACGTGGCGACGGCTGGCCTATTCGCCGTGCAATTTACAGCCGCATTCGCCAGCGGGCAGACTCCCGCGCGCAGCCTAATTGAATCGTGGCTGGTGTATGAGGCGATCGTATGAGCGGCAACATTACTTGGCGCACCGAGCGGCGCAAACTTGCCGATCTGCTTCCCTGGTCGCGCAATCCGCGCCGCATCAACAGCAGTGAGGCGCAGCGGCTTGCTGAATCCTTCGATCAGTTCGGCCAGGTGGAGGCGCTGGCGATTGGGCCGGAGAATGAAATTTACAATGGGCATCAACGGCTGAAAGTGCTCGCGCAGACGCACGGCGCCGACTATGAAGTGGATGTGCGCGTGGCCAGTCGCGCACTGACCGAGAAGGAGCGCGAAAAGCTCACCGTTTTTTTGCATCGAGGCGCCGTGGGAGATTGGGCTTGGGATATGCTGAGCGACTGGGACATGGGCGAGTTGCAGGAGTGGGGCTTTAGCGAGAACGATCTGCGCGCTCATTTCGATGTGGCCGAGCAGCATATTGCAAAGGTGGATATGATCCCCTCACAATGGATTATCATGATTGAATGCGTCAGCGAGCAGCATCAATTAAATTTGCTTCAAAGATTCTCGGAAGAAGGGTTGCAATGCAAGGCTTTAATATCATAAGAGAAATTGATATTCAGCGCACACCCCGTCTTATGCAAATGGAAGGAATGTTTGACATTCCAATTGCTCAAAAAAGCAGGCAGCAATGGAATGTTCATCTGGCGTTGCCGGATGCGTGGAATGTTGGGCTGATTGTCGGCCCGTCTGGATGCGGAAAAAGCACGATAGTGCGTGAATTATTTGGTCAATATTTGGCGGAGCACTGGTTGTGGCCGACAGATAAAAGTATTTTGGATGGTTTCCCAGCGCAGATGAGTATCAAAGAAATCGTCGAACTGCTTTCCTCGGTCGGCTTTAGTTCCCCCCCATCCTGGGTGCGTCCGTTCCATGCTCTTAGCAACGGAGAGCAATTTCGCGTCAACATGGCGCGCACGCTTGCGGAGAATAAAAATGTGGCGGTGGTGGATGAATTTTCTAGCGTAGTCGATCGTACCGTGGCGCAAATTGGCAGTGCCGCCATTGCCAAAACGGTGCGCCGACGCGATCAAAAGTTCATCGCCGTATCTTGCCATTATGATATTGCAGAGTGGTTGGAGCCAGATTGGATATATGAGCCAGTGACGGATAAGCTCACCGTGGGGAGGACGCTTCGGCGACCAAAAATTGAGCTTGCAGTTAAACGCGTGCATTGGCGTGCTTGGCAATTATTCAGCAAGCATCATTATTTGAGCGCCGAAATACAAAAAAATGCGCGGTGCTTTGTCGCATTTTGGCGTGATATTCCAGTTGCTTTTGCTTCTGTGCTACATTTTCCGCATCCGAAATCATTAAATATGAAGCGCGAGCACAGAACGGTTTGCCTGCCCGATTATCAAGGAGTCGGAATAGGGAATGCTTTGAGCGATTTTATCGGATCGGCTATGGTCGCATTGGGATATAGATATGTATCCATATCTTCGCATCCGTCCATGATATTTGCTAGAGCCAAATCGAAAAAATGGCGCATGATCGCCAAGCCCAATGTCACAACCAAAACCTTGCCGTCAAACTCTTTATCCGGTCTCGGTAGCGGGTTATCAAGGGGGGTAGCTATGCGATTGCGCGCCACATTTGAGTATGTCGGCCCGGCTCTGAATCAAGACGAAGCCGTGCGATTGATGCAGTAAAAATCGATGCCCAAACCTTTCGTCAAAAATGACCCGCGGATCAATCGCAAGGGGAGACCCAAAACTTTTGATCAACTGCGCAGCCTGGCGCAGCAGATCGCGCATGAGGCGGCTAAGTCGAAGGACGGCGAGCCAATCGTCATCGATGGTCGCGTGATCTCGGTGCAGGAAGCGATTCTGCGCAAATGGGCAAGCAGCCCACTGCCAGCGCTGCAGATGAAATTTGTAGCAATAGCCTTTGGCGAGGTGCCAACCGAGACGCGGCTATTCGGGCAAGATGGCAACGATCTAATCATTCGAGTAATTTATGGCGACGATGGAAGTACTTCTGAAGAAGCCGCATAAGCAGCAATCCGCTTTTATGCGCAGCAAGGCGAAGCGAAAGGTGATCTGCGCCGGGCGGCGTGGGGGAAAAACGACCGGCGTTGCCACGCTTGCCGTCGAATCTTTCTTAAAAGGCCGTCGCGTGCTAGAAGCCGCGCCGACCACCGATCAGACCGATGCATTCTGGAAGGAGTGCAAGCGAGCGCTTGCCCCGCTGATTACCAAAAAGATCATTTATAAAAATGACAGCGAGCGCATCCTTGAATTTGGCAAAGGCCGCATCCGGGCCAAAACGGCCTGGAATGCGGACACCTTGCGCGGTGATTACGCCGATCTGCTCATCCTAGATGAATTTGCCATTATGGATCCAGATGCTTGGGACGAAGTGGGCGTGCCCATGCTGCTGGACAATGACGGTGACGCGGTATTCATCTTCACGCCCAAACGAAAAAATCACGCGCATCGAATTTATACTCAGGCGGTGGGCGATGACACCGGGCGGTGGGCGGCCTTCCATTTCACCAGCTTGGACAACCCCTATCTGAGTAGGACTGCACTGGCCGAAATTACCGCAGATATGACGGATGAGGCATATCAACAGGAAATTTTGGCGCAATTTCTGGAAGCAGAGGGGGCGATCTTTCGCAACATTGCGGCCTGTATGACGGCTCCGATTTCGACGCCGGAGGAGCACATCGGACATCGAATCGTGGCGGGCTGCGACTGGGCGAAGCAGGCCGATTATTCCTGCTTTTCGTTCGGCTGCGTCGATTGTCGATGCGAAGTGGATCGGGATCGCTTTCATCAGATCGATTATGCCATGCAAGTGCAGCGACTACGAATCAAATGTGATCGATGGCGACCGCGCGCCATTTTGACTGAATTAAATAGCATCGGCCAGCCCGTATTCGAGCAGTTGCAGCGGGGCGGGCTGCCGGTGGTGGGATTTAACACGACGGCCGGCAGCAAAGCGCCGCTGATTGAAAATCTGGCGCTGGCTTTGGAGCGAGCCGAATGGAAATTTCAGCCGGACGCCGTATGGACGACCGAGCTAGAGGCATATGAGCGCAAGGTCAGCAGCGCCACGGGGCGCAGCACCTATGCCGCGCCGGAGGGGGCGCATGACGATACGGTCATGGCGCGAGCGCTGATGCTTTGGCAGGCGCACCGTCCCTCGGCGCATACTCTGGTGGATTTTGTATGATGCAGTCCATTCGTCGGGAGGCGGACGCTATCCGAATTGATCCGGCTCTGTCGCTTCTGTGGCTGCCCAGCGCGATCATGTATGCGTGTGGCTGGCTGATGGGCTTTATCTGGCGCGGCGTTGTCTGGTTGTCCGCGGCGTTTGTGGCCGGATTTAAGGCGGGCCGCGGATGATCGTTCGGCTTTTTTTTATGCGGCGCTGGCCGGGTTCGGCTGTGGATTTCTGGTGATCCTGTGGCGAGCGTGGATGTGGTGGCAGGTGGACTAAAAAAATGAGCTGGTTTGACGCCGTGCAACAGCAATTTCAGATGATGGTCGCTCCGCGTGCCTCGATCAAGGCGACAATAGAAAGTCCATCGGCCTGGTTGCGCGCGGAGACGGTCGGCGCGCAATATGCCCTCCCCGATCGCACGCTGCCGGAAGCGCAACTCGAATTGTATCAGCGGCTGGCTTGGGTGCATATCGCCGTCAGCAACAAAGCATCGATAGTGGCCACAACGGATATGCAAGTACTCGAGCTCAAATTGGATGAGTCCGCCAAGCGCCATTTGGAAGAGCGATTGGCCATCAGCAATCATCCATTCGAGCTGCTACTGAATAAGCCCAATCCGTTGATGAGCCGATTTGAATTTTTGGAGGCGACTTCCAGCTATTTGGATGTGACCGGCAACGCTTATTGGTGGCTCAATCGCAGTAATGCGGACGCTCTGCCGATCGAACTCTGGATCATGCCGTCCACGTCGGTCAAACCCATTCCCGATGAGCGGATGTACATTCGCGGCTACGCGTACGAGCCCGAAGGATTGGGACGAACGATTGTATTAGAGCCGTGGGAGGTGGCGCATTTTCGGCGCTGGCATCCGCGCAATCCATTTATTGGCCTATCGCCGATTGAAGCCTTTGCGATTGAGGCGGAAGGCGATTTGGCCATGAGCCGATGGAATACGAATCTTTTTTCTAGAGATAATGCCAAATCGCCGGGAGCGCTGGCCTTCGCCGATCCGATTGATGATGAATCTTGGCGGCAGATGAAATCGGATATTGCCGATGAATATGGCGGCGTCAAACGCAAAATGATGATGCTGCGCAATGTCGGAAAAGGCGGCGTGCAATGGCTGCAAATGGCCATGTCGCAGCGCGATATGGAATTTTTGGCCGGGCGCGAATTTACCAAAGAGCAGATTTACGCCATCTACGCGCCGGGCTTATCTTCCATGCTGTCGATCAACTCGACTGAAGCGAATAGCATTGCGGGCCGCAAAACCTTTATGGAATTGAGCATCTGGCCACAACTGACGCGCATTGCTCAGAAAATCACGAATGACATTTTGCCGATCTACGGCGATTGCTTGGTCATGGAGCCGGAAGATGTGCGCGTCACCGATCGGGCAATGAAACTTCAAGAGCAAGTGGC